GGCGCAGGGCGGCGCGATCGGCGGCATGGGCCGGCGTGATGGGCGCGGGGTTGGGGTCGGTTGCGGAGATGTGTTCATCGGGTATTTTCATGGTGCGGTGCGTCCTACGGTGGTTGGGCGTTGGTTGGCTCTGAGGCGGAGGTTATCGCGGCGCAGGGTCGCGCAGAGTTCGTCCGTCTTATTGTTCTGCACGATTAGGTGGATGTATGCCGCGTGCAATTTGTTTAGACGTTCGTCGAGTTCTTGGACGCGTTGGAACGCGACGTGGCGAACGATGATGATGACCAGGGCGGCGGCGACGATGGTCAGGTATAGCAGGGTTTCAATTGCCATGGTGGAGGTCCGGGGTTGGGATCAATAGTTCTTTGACGGCTTCCAGGTGCTGGCGGTGGGCATCGAGCTCGATGGGCGGGCCGACATCAATTTTAGCCGGGTCGAATGGCTTGGCGATTTCTTCGGGTGTGTGCGCGGTGAGGCGGCGGCCGGTGCTGGCGCCGATCTGTGAGAAGAGGCCGAGGTCGCGCAGCTGCGCGATGTGGCGCTCGACCGATTTCGGCGCGAGGTGCAGTTTTCTGGCGATGTCGACGTTCGGGATTCGCACCGAGCCGTTGCCGCCTTCGCCAATTTCGCGCTGCCCGAAAAATCTGATGAAGGCCCAAATGAGTTTTGCGCCAGGGTCTAGTCGGTTATGAAAAGCGACGTCGATAGGCATATTTAGTTCAGGTGTCATTTTCCGATCCGTTTTTGTCAAGGGTAGTCAGGCTACCAAATGGGGGGCTGGATGGCCACCGGACAGGGGGTCGTATCAGGGCAAAAAGGCCAAAAATGCGATTTTGCCGATGGCCTAAATTGGAACGTATTGGGGTCGCCAAGGCCCGCAAATTCCGCTGGGTCACTTCCCTACCCTGGAGCCATTTGCGCTCGGATGAGAATGGTTCTCAAGATTATCAAAATCGCTGGTTATGCTAATTTGTTGCTAAAAACCACTCGGCCGCGGTGGGTGTTTTGGCACGCTTTTTGCCCACAGACAGGGCAAAAATCTGTCATTAAGTGGGCCTGGTATTGGCCTGTTGACCTCTGCTAGATTCGGAGTCCCGAAAGGGCGGCTGACTGTTCAATGGTGGGGGCCGAAATAACCTGCCACCCAGGTGACGCGATGGCTCCAGCCTGCAGCGCCTGGCAGCTCCCCAGCCACGTTGGCACGATTCGTGCCCAGGGCTGAATCCACGAGTTGGCACGATGTTTGCCAGCGAGGGGGAAGGGGAGACTGCCCAGGCTCCTCGATTCACCAGCCTGCACCTGTACCTGCTCCTCGGGCTTTTTGCCCCTACAGGCAAAAAAAGCCCGATCTGGAGCGCGCTTGACCGATTCGTTCTCTTTGCTATAAATTCCGGCCTAATTCGTGAATAAAAGTGCGTTATGGCACGCGGTCGCACACTTGGCGCATTTGGCTTGGCTCGGGTCGAGGTCGAGCGCGGCTGGATGAAGCGCTGCCGCAAGCTCGGGATCGAGCCCGGCGCCGAGCTCGCGCAGATGTTCCATGACGCGCGCAAGTCTGGTGATCATCGAGCTGCGCTGGTGATACTTGCGGCAGCGCACAAATTCATCACGCCGGCGCCGGTGGGTGACGCTGGTAACCAGGTGTCGTTCGCGGGTGTTGGCTGGATCGAGCCCGATCTGGACAAATTGGAGCTGGGGCTGCCTGACGAGGTTGCGGTCGTGGCCGAGCAATGAGCCCTGCGGTGCTGCAGTACCAGCCGCGACCTTTCCAGGCTGCGCTGCACCGAGGATGGGCGACGCATCGCGATTCGATTGTGTTGTGCCACCGGCGCGCTGGTAAGACTGTTGCGGCCGTGGCCGAGCTGATTCGCACGGTGTTCAAGTGTCAGCTGCCGAGCCCGCGCGTGGCCTATGTGGCGCCGACCTATGGGATGGCCAAGCGGATCGCTTGGGATTACTTCCGGCAAATGCTGCGCGACGTGCCGCATAAGGCGAACATTGGCGAGCTCACCATCGACCTGCCTGGCAATCGGCGGATCTACCTGTTGGGCGCTGACAACCCGGCCCGGCTGCGCGGGATGTATCTCGATGCTGCTGCGGTCGATGAAATGGCTGACTGTGCCGAGTCGCTGATAGGTGAGGTGCTGCGGCCGTGCCTGAGCGAGCGCAATGGGCGGCTGATGTTGATTGGCACGGTGAAGGGCCCCAACCATTTCTGGCGCACCTATGAGCGAGCGGTGCTCGATCCTGCCTGGTTCACTGCCAACCTGAGGCCGAATGACACTGGCGCGCTGACTGACGAGCAGCTGGCTTACCTGCGCAAGGAAATGTCGGATGACGAGTATCGGGGCGAAATGCTGAATGATCCTAACGCTGGCATTCGCGGGTCATTTTATGGGCCGACCCTGCACCGACTGCAGGAACGTGGCCGGATCACGCGTGTTGACTACGACCCGAAGCTGCTGGTCGATGTGGCGATGGATTTGGGTTTTGCGGATGGCACGGCGATCTGGTTTTGCCAATGCCTGGGCATGCGCGAGGTGCGGGTGCTCAAATTCATGGAGTTCAGTCAGACCTCTTTCACCGAGGTGCTGCGCCAGGTGCGAGCGCTGCCGTTTACGTTCGGTCGGTGGATCGGGCCGCACGACCTGGCTGTTCACGAGTACACCACCGGCACGACCCGGCTGCAGGCTGCGCGCGAGCTCGGGATTCATTTCGAGGTGGCGCCGAAGCTGCCGGTGAACGAGGGCATCGATGCCGGGATCCGGGTGCTGGATATGGCCTGGTTCGATGCCGAAGGCACGATGGGTGGCCGCGACCGGCTGGGCCTGTATCGCAGTCAATACGATGAAAAACACCGGACGCTGAGCCGGACACCGCTGCACGATTGGACAAGCCACGCTGCTGATGCGTGGCGTTATTTCGCTGTTGCGACCGATGGCCGGTCGGCTGACCTCTTTAGCAGCGCACCGCTGCAGTATCAAAACAATGGGAGTGCCTATGCGTAAGACTGTCGACGATGCCGAGCTGGTCACGCTGCTGAACGTCGAGCTGCTGCAGGGCGATGGCTGGGCGAGCTCCAACCTGACGACTGTGCGAGCTCGGGCGCTGGCGTATTACTTTGGTGAGCTGCCGGCGCCGGAGTCTGAAGGCCGGTCGGCTGCGGTGTCGACCGATGTTGCTGACATGTTGGAAGCGGTGGTGGCTCAGATACTGCCCGGCTTTAGTGGCGACAATGTCGTCGAGTTTGAAGCTGACGCTGCTAACGATGTTGAGCAGGCGCAGCTTGAAAGCGACATCGTGAACGATGTCGTGCTGGAGCAGAACCGAGGCTATGTGCTGTTCCAAGAGGCGCTGCGCGATGCCCTGTTGCTGCGCAATGGTTGGGTCAAGTGTTTTGTTGATGAATACACCACCATGCGACAGCAGTCGCTGCCTGGCGAGCTCGCTGAGGGGATGCTGGCCCAGCTGACGGCGGCCCTGGAAGCTCAGCCCGGCATCGACCGGGTCGAGGTCGAGGTCGCTGACGATGATGGTGAGCCGCGCGCCATTGTGAAAGTGTTCAGCAAGCGAAAGCGCCTGTGTGTCGAGTCCATCGACCCGTGCAACATCACTTTTGAGGCCGACTGGTCGAGTGTGTTCCTCGATGGCATTCGGTTTATTGCCGAGCGGTCGTATCCCACCAGGTCTGACCTGATCGAGGCCGGCTATTCCAAGCGGGTGGTCGAGGAGCTGCCGGCGTTCGCGGTGCAGACGACTGGCAGCGACCTGGTGGCGCGCTATGTGCGGTCGGGTGGCGCGAGCTCGATGCCAGGGCTGCAGCCGTCGAACATGCCGGCCGAGGCGCAGCCGATTGAGACGTACCGGTGTTATTACCGGTATGACAGCGATGGCGACGGAGTGGTCGAGCTCCACTCGATCCTGTTCGCTGGCGGGAGCGCGATTCTAGAAGACGAGATTGTCGATTTCATTCCGATGGCGACTGGCACGCCGTTCCTGCAGCCGCACCAGCTCAACGGCCTCGGGCTGTTTGACAAGCTGCGGACTGTGCAGGACGTCAAAACGGCCACGCTGCGCAAATGGATCAATAACCTGGAGGCCAATAACAATGCGCGGGTGGCGCTCGATGAGCGCACGGTCAATATGGCTGACGCGGTAAATACGCGGCCGGGTGGCATCGTCAGAACGAAAGGGCCGCCGGCGAATAGCATCGTGCCTTTCCCGATCAGCGATACGGGATCGAGCTCGGCCGCGCTGTTGGCGTATGGGGACAAAATGCGCAGCGAGCGCGGTGGTGCAGCGCTCGATATGCAGACGGCGGCGGCCCAGGTGGGGGCCAATGCGTCCGGTGTCGCTGTTGATCGGGAATACAGCGTGAAGGAGCAGCTGGCCGCGATGATGTGCCGGACGTTGGCCGAGACGCTGATCCGGTCGACCTATGCGATGGTTCACCGAGCGCTGCGGACCTGGTTCGATGAGGACGTCAGCGCACGGGTGCGCGGTGAGTTTGTGCAATCGAATCCAATCTCCTGGGTCGAGCGGTCGCGGCTTAATGTGCGGGCTGGGTTGTCAGCCGGTGAGCGAGCGCAGCGAGAAGTGGCGCTGCAGCAGGTGCTGCTGCAACAAGAGAAAATGCTGGCCGCCGGCTTCGCTGGTCAGCTGACTGATCTGTCGAAAATGTACCACGCGCAGCTCGATTGGGCCCGGTCGGCCGGGCTCGATGGTGCTGAGCGCTACTTCACCGATCCACAAAGCAAAGGTGGCCAGGAGGCCGCGCAGCAGGCCGCCAAACGAGCCGAGGAGGCCGCGCAGCAGCAGAAGGCAATCGAGGACACCATCGCCGCGTCAGCGCGCCAGGTCGAGGGCATGAAGGCCGCAATTGACAAATATCAGACCGACACCCAAACGAGTTTGGACTATTTCAAGGCCGTGCTAGATGCACAGGTTGAAATGGTGAAATTGGGCGCTAGCAGCGCCGGCGTTGAACAACTGTCAGCCGAGGGGATGCTAAAGAGCGATGAAAGCGACGATGAAAATGTGGACGACAGCGAAGGAGCTGTCTGATTCGGGTGTGCTCGATTTGGTCGAGGCGCAGCTGATTGAAGAATACGCTGGCGAGCTCGCTTACGGCGCGCTGCGCCGTGGCCGGCGCGCGGTGGCTGTTGTGAGCAAAATGCGCGCTGTTGTGGAGGTGATGGCCGAGCTGCGGGCGCTGGGATCACTGCCGGGTGTCGCAGATGACTGACGTACTCACTGAGGTGTCAGCGATTCTGGCCGACCCGGCATCGCATGCCGACCCGGCACCGCAGCGGCTGGGATTAAAGCCGCGCGGTAAGACAAAAGGCCAGGTTGAGACTGAAGCGGCCGCGAAAACGGCGCGCAAGCGTGAAAGCCCGGCTACTGGTGCCCAGCCAATCGCTCAGGATTCGCGCAGGGACGCCGAATCAGAGGCGAAAACGCCGGTCGACCCACTCGATGAGCTCGATGAGCTCACCGGCGATGGAGCCGGCCGCGCGGATCGCGAGCTCGACCTCGATGTCGCTGACGACTCGCTGAAGGCGCTCGCGGCCAAGCTCGGCATCGAGCCGGCCGACCTGTATGGCGTCAAGGTGCCGATGCCGAATGGCGAGCCGATGACCATTGGCCAGCTGAAAGATAACGCCAAAGCGATGGGCGAATTTGAGGCGGCCCAGGCCGAGTGGGATAAGGCGGTCGGGTTGCAGCGTGTTGCGCACGCCCAGGAGCGTGAGGAGGTGGCCGAGCTGCTGCGCATGCTGCCGCAGCATTTGCTGACGCCGGCGATGGTTAACAGGGCGCGCGAATCCGCTGCTCAGTTCAAGGAGCAGCAGGCCGCCAAGCTGCTCGACCTGGTGCCAGAGTGGCGCGATTCGGTGCAGTACGCGGCTGACAGAAAGGTGATGGAGGCCCATGTTGAGCAGTACGGATTCAGAAAGGATGAGCTGGCGAGTTTGCTTGATGCTCGCTTGATGGCATATATTCGGGCGAATGCGCGCCGAGAAGCGCGCAC